TATTGTACTTGCTGCTTTTACTTGACCACCTGCTAATTTTCCTGCAACACCAACGACTACTATTAAAGCACCTAATGCTACAAATAATGCTGTTAGTATTGACATTTTGGCTTTGTAATCGTATGGTAATTCCATCTCAAAAAGTTTTTGTAATGCTGATACGATTACATATATTGCTATAGCCGCTGTTAATATTGGTGCTGATTGTATTTTGTTTCCACCACCAAGTAATGCGGCTGCTGAAGTTGCCATTATGAGGATTGCTAGATCAGCCATAAGACCTACTAATATCCATAATCTTTCCTCATAGTCTGTTGGTAACTCCATTTTAAATATTCTTTGTACTGCTGTAATTATTAAATTCAACGCCACACTTACAGCTAATATACCAATTGATGCGGCACTAAATGCTTTCATTCCAGCACTTAATACATTTCCTAGAGTCGACATAAGACCCATTATGGTAATCATAGCGCCAACTATAATTCCAACAATGATTCCACCATTAGTTATCAAATCTGGATGTGTTTGATATAAATATCCAACTGCTACAATTGCAGCGATTACGATAGCTAATGTTTCAGCCATTTTGAGAAAGGCATTTCCGATCGCTTTCCATTTGATCGATTTTGCAAGGTTATTTAATGCTTTACCAATTAAAGTTCCAACATTATTAACTTTTGCTACGACCGTTCCTAGCTGACTAAATGCACCTAATGCAACACCTAAACTAGTAGCAACTACTCCTAATGCTATAGCTGCTTCAAGCATTTTGTCAGTATCACCAAAGCTCATGATTGTTAATGTAATACCAAGTAATGCCACAGCTTTAGCAATTTCTTTAATCGTTTCAGCATATTGTTTTCTTTGTATTGCTTTTAATGTACTAGACATACTTGTCAAAGTACCTTTCAAAGCACCAAATAATTCCCGAATAGATGTAGATAAGGTTGTCAATGATTTTGAGAATGTGATAATTCCCTTAATCATATAGATGCCAGCACCTGTAGATATTAAACCACCAAGTGTTACATCTGAGAACATAGGGGCAATATTTGCTAGTATATTGCTCAAGAAATTCTTAAGTTTTGTCATCGCTGAAATGAATCCATCGATTTTATCTTCAAGATTTCCTGTACTAAATGCATTACCAATGTTGGTAATAAATGTCTGTACATTCTTAAGATAGTTATTAACGTCTTCGTTACCAGTTAATATTGATAAGAAACCTTTAACAGCTCCCTTAAGATCATTAAACATAGATACTGCATCACTCGTATCGATTTTGAGAATTAAATCAATCAAATCACTTAAAGCATCTGCTATAAGATTGACTGCAACATCTATACCTGAGGTAATAAGATCACTTAAAGTATTTAGTATATCTTCAATTCCTGAATCAAATTTTGGTAATTTACCTTTAATCCAAGAATCTAATTCATCTCCTAATTCTTGTATCTTTTTTGTTAGTCGTTTAACTGATTCTAATTCGCTAATGTGATTTGCAAAGTCTGCTAATTGACTATTAAGGCTAGCTATCCAATCCATAAGAGCTTTAAATACATAAGCCAATCCTTCAAGTGCATAATTAAATACTGTTGACTCAGAAACCCAATTTGTAAGGGCTGTGAGTACTCGGCCAATGCCACCAGCAATTGCAAGTATTAAATCTAGAATTGATCCTGCTGGTTTTATTGCAGATGTAGATACACCAATCATTTTGGCAACTACATCGATTAATAACTTGACTACACTAAATACGCCAGTTGCTGCATCTTTTAAATTATTAGCACTCTTTTCAGATAATTTCATAGTTGAAGTTAAGTTCATGATTTTGACTGTCAAATCAACTACATTTTCTATATCAAATGAAAGAAATACATCCTTGAATGCCGATCCAATTGGTTTTATTACAGACCATAAACCTTTTAATATATTTATGAAACTTTCAGCCAAAGCAATTCCAGCAGTTATATGCTGAGTGAAATTCATGTTTTCAAGAAAATCTGCTATTTCACCAGCTCTTGCTAATACGAAATCTGCTAATCGCTTTGTAAGGGCATAAATATTTCCAAGTTCTTCATCATATACTAAAGCCTTCTTAAGTTGATTTACCTGAACTCTGATAGCATTGAACATTCGTACAATTTCGCTATTTTGAGCCACCAAAGGTGAATAGAAACCAGCACCAATTCTTGCTAATGCTGATCCAATATTTGATAAAGCACCTGTAAATGTTTCATTGGCTCTTTCTGCTGATTCACCAAATGCTTCAGTCATAGCTTCTGAGAACAATCTAAAACTAATTTGACCATCTGAAACAAGTGAACGTATATCACTCTCTGTAACCTTTGTTCCGCCGCTTATTTCTTTGACTAATGCTGTAACTGAATCTGAAGCTGATTTTGATCCATCATTTACACCATTCACAAAGTCTGCAATTGTACTTGCTGCATTAAGACCTCGTGAAGATAGTTGCAATAATTGATCACCCATCAAACGACCATTACCAGCAACAGTTGTAAATATTCTAGCAACACCTTCATATTCGGTGTTTGTCATGGCTGCAACACCAACAATACCTTTTAAGGCTTGCTGCATCTCTTCGCCAGACTGTAATCCTGATGCGGCAAACTGTGAAGCTGCTTTTGCAGCCTCGTCATATGCATATGCTGTTCCATCAACTGATTTCATAGCATCATCCATTACAGCTTGCACTTTTTCTTCATCTTTTAGTAAAGCTTGTAATTGGAAGTGAGCATTTTCGATATTCATTGCTCTCTTCATACCACCGCTTACAACTTTTTCTTCAACATAACTTGCTATTTTGCCTACTGTGCTATAAACGGTATCTGCTAGATTCTCTACAATTCTTGCTGAGAATGTTCCAAATAATGAGAATCTATTTTGAAGTGCTTCTAGACTTGCAGCAATTCCATTTAAATTAACATTATTTGCTGCCGTTTCGATAGTACTAAATGACTTGGAAGAATCTGAGAAATTAAGGGCGCTCTTGAGTTTGTCAAGAGTACTCATTGTTTCCTTAACACCTGATTCGAATTGTTTGTTGTCAAATCGCATCTCGACAACTCTTTCATCAATCGAACTCATGATTCAGTTACCTCCTTCCAAGCTGATTCTGCTAATTTGTCAAATATCGGTTGCAATGCTGGATTAATATAATCTCGTCCAACAACATATCCGCCGTTTCTTGTAGCATGTCCATATTGTAATAAGATTGCTATATTACAACCTCGTTCAACATGGCTATTATTCCAAACAACAGATATACTATCATTTGTTTGAACAATATCATAGTACCAAGATCCTGCGGTTTCTCCTGTATCAATTGGGGTAGTCGAAGCTAATGCAGCAACACCTTCTCGACCATATTGTTCCAATATTGACCGATAATCTCGACCGATGGATTTCTTTAAGAATTTCTCAAGATGTTTAAAGTCGCCTTTGCTAGTTAATGAAAAACCCATTTTGACCACCCCCATTTCGATACTAAATTATTTTCTTAAATAATGCTCGCGTATTACGCCCAACAACACCATCCACAGCAGAACCCGTAAATCCAAGATCTGCTTGAACTTCTTTTACGATCTCAGCAGTATCTTTGGTATAGTGAGAATTGATTTTACTCTCATCAGGAGTTCCATCTTCTTTGAGTAATTTACCAAATCTCCAAAGATACCATAGTACCCAATCGGCATCATTGCCAACAGTTCCAACCTTACAATTTGTAAGTGGTTCATTAAACGGATTTGCATCTGTTGGCATTTTGGCAGTGACAATTACATCACTTGTGTCGTCATACCACACATCAGCATCAACATATCCTGTAACACCGTCTATTTTGCATTTGCTGCTGTATTGCCATCCAGTAATATCAATTCCAGTTGGTAATACAACTTTTCCTGGAACTTCATTTGAAATTGTTGTCTCATCATTCGAAGCATATCTTGCTATCCAGAATCGAAGTCCTTTCATATACTGCAAATATGGCTGTAGGAATTTATTAAAGTAATGATAATATGTATACACACCGAACTTCATTCCGTTGTTTGTAGCAATGGTCTTATAAGTATTAACTATGTTAACAATGCTTTGCCCAAGATTTTGAACAGATACGTCTTCCAGATCAAGCCACATTTCTGTTATTCCTAATGGTTTTGCATATTTTACAAATGCATTTGCCGCTGTAACAGCCTTTGTGATTGTATTAGCATAGCTGTAAGTATAGCCAAGTGTACATGAAATGCCTACAGACTTAAAACCTGTAACATGTGTATTTAACTTGGAATCGGCTTTATTACTCTTGTTTATAACTTTGACAATGGCAAAACTAACTCCTGCATCTTTTACTTTTTGGTAATCAGTAATAGGATTCCATGTAGCCACATCAATACCTTTTTTCATACAAAACACCTCCTATCCTTTAGTATGATATTTATTCTGTCTTGCTTTATTAAGTGCGGCACGTTGTCGAGCTTCTTCTTTCTTATTCATCTTCTTTTTCGGTTGATTCTTTATGCTAACAACTTTAATGAGAGTAAGTAATTGCTCTAAGTGCCACTTTTGAAATTCTACTGGTATGTTTAATGTAATCATCCAGTAGTATATAATCTCATTTGTGATAACGTCGTTCTTGCTTTTAGCAGCCCCAACCTTATCATTGTTACTGAACCAAGTTGCAGTCATTGGATCTTTAATGTAATCTACTATTTGATTCATATATTTTGATGGGATATATGAATAGTACCATTCCGGAATATTTTTATTAATTGTCATACAACGAACATAATCTTGCATTTCTTCTATGCTTAAATCTTTTCTTCCTATGAATGGTTTATGCCATTTTGACTCCCATTTCTTAAGGGAGATCAAAGAATGTTCAAGCTGTAAATGAAACTCTGGAATGTTTATAAACTCACCGCTAGTTTCATTGTATAATTCTTGTGCTGGTATTGTTATATCAAACATTTATTAATCCCCCGCTGCTTTCTATTTTGCTGATATTAGATAATCCTTTACTTCATCTGGAATCCCATCTGGATTTGTTTCGATAATGTTGTTAATCTCCGCTGCCATGTCTGCTGGAATAATACCATTGATGAATTCAACTGCCTTGTTAGCGTCTGTAACAAGTTCTGTAAAGATTATGGAATATGCCTCAGATGATACAAATTTCTGCCTGATCTCATCTGTCTTGTTAAACTGTCTACCATCGAGAGATTTCTCTCCATATGACCTGCATACAAGGTCCTTAAAGATCCTAATAATCTCTTTGCCATTTCTTTCTGTTGAAAGCTTAACCAATAGCTTGTCAAGTGTATAATCACCGCTTGTGGTTAGCCATTCAATTACCTCCGCTTTTGTCAGATGGAAATACAAATCTTCTTTTCTGTCATTCCCATCGAAATCTTTGTATTCTACTGTTCGCTTTAACATGTATTTTGCTCCTTTCAAATTTACAATCAAGCCGAAAACGAGACCACTAAACTTCTTTGGAATAGTGATCCCGCCTTCATTTTGAAATATGATACATTTAATTGTTATAGATGTAATCAGATGTCTCAATTGTTTCATTCTGACTGTCATGAACTAGATTCTTCATGTCATCCTGAAGGTATTCAACTAAGACGCTGCTGAGAAAAAAGTTTTTACCTCATCTGGCAATGGAAGCCTAGCCTCTGTTGTCTCATTACCATAGAGGATTTCCTCGAACTTAGCAAGCTTATCGCTATCTACCTTTGTAGAGTCGATTGTGATAAGCGATGTTGGCTTGTATGGCTTACCGTCTTCGCCCTTTCCAGATACATCAACTGGTGTAGTTGTTACCTCAAAGCTGAATGTAATTGCATCTGGTGAATCGTTGATAGACTCGAAGCTTCTCTCTGATGGAGATGCTGAGCAACCATATACAAGATGTAACTTGAAGCCGTAATCCTCACCATCTGTGTCATTACCCTTCTTAGTTCTGTAAGAAAGACCAAATGTATTACGTCTCTGCTGACCAAGTGTTACGCCATCTGCAATATCTGACTCGCCATTGCAAGCACCGAATTCATCTGGATAGCTATAGCACTCAACTGTCAATCCGAATTCCTCGGCTGACTTTAGATTAAGATATTTAATGTTATCTGCATACATAGCATTGTCTTCTGCACCTGAAGGAGACTCGCTTACAGATGTCAATCCACTCCAAGCATATCCTTTTGGATAAGCGCCTTCGGACTGTGGATACAATACGCCATGATCGACGCCAGTTTCATAGTTTCTTTCGCCGACTTGATCCCATTTAAGTTTAGACATGGTGTTGTCCTCCTTTTTAATAATATACATTAAGAACGAAGTGATTTAATCCATCAGATTCATACGTACGATCGAAGGTACTATATGCTAGATTCTCTTCAATACTTTTTGGTATTTCACTATCTGGATCTTGATCAATGACTGTTAAAGTCCATCGTTTCTTTCCTAAATATTTTGCATTGTCAGCATGAAATACCCTATTTCCAGAAAATTCATATTTTATGCATGGATATTTCATACCACTTGAAGGTGCTCTATAATAAACATTTGATGATCCAAGAATCTCACAAAGCTTGCTGTGTAATTTTAATCTTGTAGGATCAGCCATTATATACACCTCCAATATCTAGAGTGATACGTGGAAAATTGATATCAATGTTTGCAACTTTCCATTTTGTACCCTTCCATATTATATACTTAATGGAGGGCCAATTCTGTTGCATATATAGATCGGATAGTATAGAAATCTGATTACTTATCGTAAATTCTCCATTTTGACTGTTCTCTGTAGCTTGGAATTTTCGAGTATTACGATAAACTTCGCCACTATAAGTCTTCTCGGTAATACACCCCGGCCGCCAAACTCCTGGAGCAGTTTCCACATCAGCTTCCCAAAAACCAACTTGACCATAAAACTTCATTTATTTACCCTCCATTTTGAAATATGGGCTAATTATTTAGACGCCTGCTTAAGCGCGAACGTCATTGCTGAGAATGGCTTGATTAGAGCACCTGAGATACGTGTCTCAATCAAGTACTTCTGCTGGTTGTAATCAATGTCGAAATCATCGAACATGTTGATGTCGCCGCCCTTGTCAGCACCTACATTGTAATCTGCAAGATTTACTACTACACCGATAAGAGGAAGCTTAGCATCGTCGCCCATCTTAACTGTGTAATTCTCCATTGGTTCAACTGTTACGATCTTTGTAACACGAAGTGCTGTTGCCAGTTCTGCTTCTGACTTATAAAGCTTATGGCCAATACCGTCCTCAAGGAGCAGCATATTTGTAAGTGTGTCTTCTGTTGTGTAGAATGTTGGATTGCCCGAACCCTTGTAATTCTTGCGAGCTTTGATAATTGCACGAATTGTAGCCTTAGCGATCTCATCCTCTGTTGCTGTTGCTGTAACCTCGACCTTAGTCTTGATGTTAAATAGGTCAACATCTGAGATAATTGGTCTGATATGTGTTTCCTGAATCTTGTCATCTGAATCAGAAGGCCTGCCATCACCGATAAGAATTGCTCTTGCGATTTCCTCATCCAGCATCACTCTCATCTCTGACTTGATCCAAGCAACTACATCAAAGTCTGTGATATCAACGATGTCATCCCTATCCATCTTCTGCTTCTTGTAGATTGTCTGAGGATCGGTCGTTCTCTTAAGAGTTGTAAATACTTCCTCTTTCTTGAGGTTGCCCTTCATGTAACCTTTCGCCCTGGCTTCATCCTCTGTGATATTTGCATATACAGATTTGATGCGGCTAAATGGTGTATGATGAACTGCTGACATTACGCCCTTTACCCAGTCCATATCTCTTGAGAGCCACTCAGGAGGGTTATTAAGTGATTTGTAATCTGGGAAGAGCATATCAGGATCGTTAAATCCATACTGCTGGCTTCCACTAGCTGTTACCATTCCTTCTGTTGGAATAGCATGTGCTAGAACACCACCCTCTTCCATATGCTGACTAACTGCATCTTTTAAAGATCCGAGTCTTTTAGCATCACTTAGAATCTGTTCCATATCGCTATGGCTAATCACCTGCTTTGCTGAAACTGGACCATCTGAGAATAAATTATGTTTCATTTCTGTCTCGTCTCCTTCTTTTTCTTTTTTGCTGCTATCATCACCTGATGATTTTGCATCCTGGATAGCTTGACCAACGATTATAGCCACAGCCTGCTTCTGCTCATCATTTAGAGTCTCGAAGACATCTCTCACGGTCTTTCCACTACCATTTTGATCTTTCTTTTCACCTGTATCAGCCACTTTTGAATCCTCCTTTTTAGTGGTATTGTCTGTGTCATCTGCATGACTAAGAATTAGTAGATCATCTGTGTAGAATAATCCTTCCTCGTCACCATCTTCCATTGGTTCACCATGAGCCATAACTGACTCAATGAATGCTCCTGGGTTTGCCCCAGCTAAAACCAATGATACCTCACGAATAACACCATGAAGCACATCCGAGCCAACCTGTTGTAGGTTATTTGCCCAGATACTCAATGCTGTTACGTCGCCATGTTTAACTGTCTCTTTAGCATCTCTGCCTGCCTGAGTATCATTAAACGTACAATAGGCATAAACGCCTTCATTTCTATTTTCAAGTACTGCATGTCCTAAAACGTCACTTGGTGAATTATGCTGATGATTCCAAACCATAGGAACTTTTTTACCATCGTTGACAGCAAATGCTCCAGCTTTGATTACTCTACCATCGGCACATTTTAGATTATTTTTAGTAGCCCAGCCTTGAAAATCACAATTAATGTCTTTCATAGCTACCTCCTTGAAGATTTCTTTAAATATTCTTAATTCTTAGATTTTGTTACTCAATTGTTAAATATACTTTTTCTATGTTATATCCTTCGATCTTTTACAGAATCTAACCATTTTGAAATATTACCAGAATTATTGGCATTGCTACTGCCATCTTCTTCTACATCAATTTTTTCATCGACTTCCTTAGCTTGGTTGAGGTTTGCATTAATCAACTCATCGGCCTTTGGATCATCGGATGGTTTCATGCCAACAATACCTCGTATCTCGTTAGAAGACATGATTTCATTTCGTGTAAATTTGTCGGCAATCTCTGCGATTTGTGATATTGGAACCAGCTTGAACGGATCTCTAAAGAATCGAATTGCTTGATGCTGGGCTATAGCTGTCCTTGATAGCCACTTACGTTCAATTTCTTCGACAATAGTTGTTAAGATCGGTTCAATGGTTCGATTGTTGTAGTTCAGCATTGTTTGCTCATCAGCTGTCCCGTTGAAGATTGACTCCGAGAAACCAAGCTGGTTGAAGAGTTGGGCTTGTAAGTCCTTTGCTTGTTCCCATAGATTGTTTTCAACAGAACGATTTAACTGAATTACTTTCTCAGTTCCATCAATATAAGCAATGCCATATTGGGAACCCGTCAACTGAGCTTCAATAGCATGTCGACGATCTTCCGCTTGTTGCTTCTTGAGGTCACCTTTTAATGCATATGGTAACTGAACAATTAAATCCATCTTACCAGCACTATTCTCTTCGTTGGTTCGATCCAGCTGAGCAAGAACCCTTGTTAGTCTCTGCGCTATTGAGTTTGGTTCATTCATGATTTCATAGAATGGATTCTCAATAATTGCACAAATGCGCTTCTCTAATATAAGTTCTTCTTTTCGGCCAGTATCTTCGTTATAAGCTTCAACTCGGATGTGTTTCGGATACCACTCAAGTATTTTGGCAGTCCTTGCCTCGCAGACTTTAAATCCATCTGTGACGTTTGGATCACCTTGTGTCACGAAGGGTATGACAGCTATACAACCTTCATCAAGCATCGACATAACCATATCCTGAACTAATTTACGACCTGTCTGATCAACATTTGCATCTTTGTTTAATACTGTATTTAACTCATCATTGATAATTTCTTTGAATTTATCGTTGTCATCGAGTTTCACATGATTTATGTTAATAGCTGCACAATCAACAGCAATCTGATTATATACTGATGATACAATCGATCGCATATTGTTTCGTGTCAATCTAGGTCGTGCTGGATTTATACTATAACTATATCCTCTATTTCGGAATGTTGGATCTCTACCCATGAAAGCATTCCATGCGCTTTTAAATCTCTCTGCTATAGCCATTGCGGTCTACTCCTTTATTTTATGCAAGTATTTGTTACTTTCCTGTATACATCTTCGTATAGTTCCTGCTTATCACCATTATAAGTGTATTCAGCATAGATGCCGTCACCTGCAACATTAGTTGATGCTAAACACTTGTAATTTTGAAGAGTCTTACAACTCCAAACTGTAAACACATCTTCTAATGTGATTTTGTCATGCGATAGAATTGGGTTCTTATCTGAGTTGTACCAATCCACTAACTTCTGTTTGCAAATGTTTTCGAATTCTTTCATTCCTGTAACTATCATTTTGTTATGTCTCCTTGTTAATATTTAGTTTTTTGATAGAAATTATAAGCTACTCCACCAATTGCAAGAGCTGCGGCTGAACCTAATACTACTGGCCCAACAGAACTTAAAGCAGCCGTTGCTGCAGCGCCCCCAATTGCACTCAAACTAGCACCACCGATACCTGCAACTTTTGTTCCGATTCTGGTGTTTTTTGTACGGCGGCCCAACTCTGCAAGACGATCTTCATTGTTTAGAATTTCATTACTTATATCTTTTATATTCCTAACTTGATCGTTGGCTCTTCCTGCTGCTTGAGTATATTTCCATCCTGTTTTTGCAGACAATCGATCAACATCGGCCAGATTATTAGCTCTCTCAATTCGATTTGTGAGACGTTCGGTTCCAATAGCTAAATTTTTGGCACGTTTCTTAGCATCACCTGAGCCCCATGCATATCTTCCTGATCCGCGACCAGGTGGATTGTCATCATGTCCTTTTCCAAAGTGAAGAAGGTCGTTTGATGCTACAATGTAGTATGTTTGCATTAGTTTGATCCCCCTTTTTAATCATCAAAGAATGAATGACCACGCAATTTTGGATTGGTTTTATTAGAACGATAACTATGCATACTCGCATTCTCTTCTATAGAACCTGATATTTTGGTAAGTGCTTTATTTACAATACTAAATTTAGCTTCTGCCTGTCCCAGTTTAGTATTTCCATATTTTTCAGCAAGATCATCATACGCCTTATCTAATGCTTGTAAATATTCATCCGTTGTATATGTTCCTCCATTAGCCTTAGTAAAAACTACATCTTCACCAATATGACTGTTAAATTCATCAGATGTTTTTTTTGCTGTTTCAACAAGTTCTTTACGTGTATCTATGCCTAATGATTCTTTAGCTTTCGATGCGGCATCCTTAGCATAGTAATATACTCCGTTTATTTTTTTTATATACTTATGGTTTTTCCAAGTAGTACCTTTTGCACTATGTGCTATATAATATGTTGCCATGTCTATTATCTCCTTATAGTGGTATTGTTCTTATTGCATCATATATCATATATGGTACAATTGTAGAAATTTCTTTATAACTATCAAACAATGTTGGCCCATTAGCAATCACCTTGGTTCCAACTTTGGATAATATCGGACTAATAGCCGCTGATCCAGCTCTTGCTATTGATTTTAAAGCTGCACCATATACTGACATTCCACCGATAACATCAAATGTGCCTAATGCTGCCACTAAACCAACTCGATATGCTACTTTAGCTTTATCACTTGATAATGCTGTTTTTATTTTACTTCCCCATGCATATCTTCCTGATCCACGACCAGGTGGATTGTTATCATGAGCTTTGCCGTAATGAACAATATCAGTATTAGAAGGTCTAGCTATTAAATAAACTTCATTCATTTTGAATTTAGACCTCCTTTTCTAATCAAATAAATCAGTGTTTAGTTTATATGCAATGTAAGCATCCATCATGGCTGCAACATTATCAATCTTCTCGTCATGACGTCTCTTATACAGTTTACGATTTCCGTTTGTGTCTTCAAGTACTATACAGTTACCCATAGCAAACTTCATGATCTCTTCATCAAAGAGTAAACAACGATCTTCAGCCATAGCTCTGAGTTCGCCTAGTGGTACCGATTCAGTCTTTGAACCTTGGATTACTTTCTCAACACCAAATGGCCCATTCTCACGTTCCCATCTCTCGACAAATGCCTTTGCATTGTATGGATCATATCCAAATGCTCGAACATCGTATCCGGAACTGATGATCATTTCATCAACATCATCATAGACATCATCAAGATCAAGCACTGTGCCGTCCATAACAATCAATGTTCCCTCGTTGAGAAACTCCTCATACTTATCTCTCATTGCAGGCTGTAATTTATTTAGTGTTCGTTCGCTTATATATGCTCTAGTCTTAACACCAAATAAACCTTGTTGAAGTGGGAATAAGAAAGTAAAAGCACAGAAATCATCACCTCGTGAAAGGTCTGCTCCTAATGCACATGGCATTTGCCAATAGCTACGTTTCCTATGAAGCAATGTCTGCTCATATGTAAAGAAGTATGTATAACCTTCCATTGGTATTCCAAATCGTTTAGCTAAGATATCATGAGATGTTGCTGGTGCTTTCTCTGCACGTTCAACATCATTTTGGTAAACGTCATAACCAACAGTTAGGCCGATATTAGGATTCGCTTTAACCCACATTTCTGGATTAGCAACTTCCTTAATATCATCTAGTTTGTACCAGAATATAGATACATTTGGAGCTATATAGTCACCTTTTAAGATACTATTCAACTCCATTTTAATAGTATCGCCGGCTCCATTACGTACAGTTCCTTCCGAACTCGTAGCTATAATTAAGTAATCATCAAGTTTACTAGCACCTTGTTCTAGAGCGCCTATAACATCCTCTCGAATATCACAAGACAGCCATTCGTCAACTGTAGAATATTTATTTTGCAGTCCTTGAACCTTGGGTATACTCATTGGTCTAACTTCAAGAATCGAATTAGTTAAGAAATTCTCAATTCCTTTCTTGGTAGATGCAAGTTTTTGTCTATTAGCTCGATCACCTGTTGTATTTTGTAATGAACCTTGGGTCAAAAACTTTATCAATGGACCTCGAGCTCTAGCAATAGCAGTTCTAAAAGGGGATAATATTTCTTCTGCTTGCTTCATTGTTGGCGCAACCGTGACTTGATGAGTCGTTGATGTATCAACTACAAGTCCATATGATTGATGACATTCATCATACAATGTTTTTGCACCACCTCGTGCAAGTATCAGATATTGTTTATTAGTTAATCTCTTTTTGACTCGTTTACGTACGTACTTACCTCCACCGCCTCGTTCGTTGGGTTGATATACAGATTTCTCTTGGAAATAGAACCATCCATATACTTGCTCTCCCCATAATTTGAATGAGTCTAGTAGATGCAAATCCGATCCATCTGTAAGAGTTAACTCATTTTCACAGAAACGTATCCAACCCTCAACTGCCTGATCGTCATAGTAAACACCTGGATTACGTATAAGATCATCAATTCGGTTCATTTCCATTGAGATAGTTTCACATACTGGAAAATCGCCTCTTATTACGGCATCTCGAAATTGACCGTAATATTTTGGTGTTGCGGTATTAGATAACATTTATGCAGGTCTCCTTTTTATTTAACATATTTAGATCTTGATTCTTTAATTGCTGTATTAGCTTTTGAATTCTTGTATATATTAGATGCATTTGGTATTATAATTGGTGCCCAAAGATTGCCTGTCGCTATTGTTAAGCCGGCACTTAACAATGTCGCAATACCCGTGCTTTCAACTTCACTTGTAATCTTCGCATTTCTGATGGCCTTATCGACAGCTTTTGTTCCATAATCTATATCAGCCTGTTTGATATTCGATAAGGCAGTATCTACTGCATACATAGCTTTCTCAAACTTATCAATTTGCTTCTCCGTCGTCAGTTCTTTTCCTGACAATCTATTATACGTAGAAATGTTATTAGCTAATAATGCATAATTACCAGCTACTTTTTTTTTATCAGCTTTGCGCATGTCTTTATAGGTACCTTTTTCTCCACTTCCCCATGCATAACGTCCTGAACCTCTTCCTGGCGGATTATCATCATGTCCTTTTCCAAAGTGAAGAAGGTCGTTTGATGCTACAATATAGTATGTTTGCATTAGTTTGATCCTCCTTGATTATCGTTCTTTTTCTGTTGGTTGCCTTTCTGAATATAGGTCATAGGTGTCTTCTTACCTTCTGGAGTTGAATTGTATATACCTACAAATGAATTGTATAAATCAGTTCCAGCATTCGCTAAACTATTAGCACTTTGTAATGCTGTAGCACTCTTCTTCATACTAGCATTTAACTGATCAACTTTTGAAGTTCGTTCCTTTGCTGAGTATTCTTTCAATGTCTTCTCTGAAGTTAATCGATTAACTACATATGTAAGTTCTTGATTGGTTAACTTACCTTGATAGTCTCTGAGTATCTCAGTAGCTGATGCACTCATTAATGCTTTTTGTTTATTTTCCTCTATTTCTTTTGCTCGATTCATAGCGGCGACTCTTTGTTGGGCAATTGCTTGAGCTTGATCCTGTGCTTTCTTTTCTTTTTTTCTTGAAAAGTATCCTGTGATCCCTCGTTTTTTCTTAGCATCACCAGAGCCCCATGCATATCTTCCTGATCCGCGACCAGGTGGATTGTCATCATG